TGAAGCTGCAGTAAAATCTAAGGTGCGTGATGAAGTGTCTAGAATAGAAGACGATTATCGCAACGAATTAGATGAAAATATAAACGCAAACAAAGATGAGTTAACTGAAAAGGTTGACACATATCTTAACTATGTTTGTGAAGAATGGACTAAAGAAAACGAATTGGCAATTGAACGTGGACTAAAAGGTGAGATTGCTGAAGATTTTATTTCTGGATTGAAACAATTGTTTGAAGACCATTATATTGACGTTCCAAACGAGAAGTATGACGTATTGGAAGCACAATCTGAAAAGATTTCTCAACTAGAAGCAAAGTTAAGTGAAACAATCGAAAAGAATGTTTCAATGAAGTCTAACAATGCTAAGTTAGTGAGAGANCAAGTTATATCTGATATGAGTTCAGATTTAGCTGAAACAGAAATTGAAAAGTTTAAGTCATTAACTGANGATGTAGATTTCGCAGACGAAGGTTCTTACAGAGAAAAGTTAGAAACTTTAAAAGAAAGCTATTTTCCTAAGACAAAAACAGTTGTGGCAGAAACAGTTGATAATGTAGAAACTGGCAACGCACAGGACATTGATGTAAGTTCCTCTATGACNGCATATATGTCTGCTATCGGAAGAGTTGCGAAGAGTCAATAGTGCAAAATGATTAAATTTATAAATAATAGTAGAAAAAATTAAGGAGAAACAAATGTTTCAAACAGAACATCTACAAGAAAAGTGGCAGCCAGTCCTAGAGCATCCAGAATTACCAAAAATCGAGGATTCTTACAGGCGTGCCGTTACTACAGTTATTCTTGAAAATCAAGAAAAAGCTTTAAACGAAGACAGAAACTTTTTAGGTGAATCTGCTCCAACTAACTTTGGTGGTAGTGGAAGCAACAACGCATCTTTAGATACATGGGATCCAATTTTGATATCTCTAGTTAGAAGAGCAATGCCTAACCTAATCGCATATGATATATGTGGTGTTCAACCTATGACTGGGCCAACTGGATTAATCTTTGCAATGAGAGCAAGATTTGCGTCAATGGACGGTGCAGAAGCACTTGCTGATGAAGCAGTTCCAGATATCTCTAACCAAAATGCTGCTGGTACAATCGGTGGTGGTGATATTGGTGCAACAGAAACTAACCCTGCTGTATTAAATGACTCTCCATCTGCTGGAACTTATACTAGTGCAACTGGTATGACTTCTCTACAAGGTGAAGCATTAGGTGACAGTGGTACAAACGCTTTTGCTGAAATGGCATTCAGTATTGAAAAACATACTGTTACTGCTGTAACAAGAGCAATGAAAGCTGAGTACACAATGGAACTTGCACAAGACCTTAAAGCAATTCATGGTCTAGATGCAGAAACAGAACTTGCAAACATCTTATCTGCTGAAATACTTGCAGANATNAACAGAGAAGTTGTAAGAAACATTTATGTGTCTGCTGTTTCAGGTGCTCAAGTTAACACAACTACTGCTGGTATCTTCGACTTAGATACTGACTCAAACGGTAGATGGTCAGTTGAGAAATTCAAAGGACTAATGTTTGCTCTTGAAAGAGATTCAAACGCTATCGGTCAACAAACAAGAAGGGGTAAAGGTAACATAATCCTTTGTTCTGCTGATGTTGCATCTGCATTACAAATGGCTGGTGTTCTAGATTACACTCCTGCTTTANNAAACAANCTAAATGTAGATGACACTACAACAACTTTTGCTGGTGTTATGAATGGTAGATACAAAGTATATGTAGACCCATATGCTGCTAACGTAGCTGCTTCACAATACTACATTTGTGGTTATAAAGGTACATCACCATATGATGCTGGTATGTTCTACTGTCCGTATGTTCCATTACAAATGGTTCGTGCAGTCGGTGAAAATAGTTTCCAACCAAAAATTGGTTTCAAAACTAGATACGGTATCGCTGCTAACCCATTCTCAACTGGAACAGTTGCGGCTGCAGCAGATGGTGCAATTAGTATTTCTGCAAGTACAAACAAGTACTACAGAAGAGTTAAAGTTACTAACCTTATGTAATAGTAAGACTAATAAGTACGAAGTTAGAGAGGGGTCTTTTGACCCCTCTTTTTTTTTGTATAAATAGTAGTATGACAACATCTCAATCACCACTATCAAGACAACCAACAAAGTTAGACTATGCAAGTCCAACACAGTTTAGATTTGTAATTGGTCAACTTCCAAAGGTTGAGTTCTTTACTGTAGCTACAAACTTGCCCGGCATCACTTTGTCTGGTGCAGTTCAAAATACACCATTTAAAGATATACCAATGCCTGGCAATAAACTTGATTATGAAGATTTAACTGTAACTTTTATTGTTGATGAATTTTTAGAAAACTATACTTCTTTACATGAGTGGTTACTTGCTTTTGGATTTCCAAAAAACAGAGAACAGTTTAGTACATTTAGAAGTACAACATCAAACGCACCTACTGATACAAANGGTTCTAATAATGATATTGGTGTTGTTGGTGCAACTACAGCTATNAGAGGAATGTTTTCAGATGCAACACTGGTAGTATTATCTAATAAAAATAATCCTATAGTACAAGTAAATTATGCAGATGTATTTCCAACATCACTTAGTGCATTAGATTTTAATCAAAGTGCAACAGACGTAGAATATCTACAAGCAACAGCAACATTTAAATACAAATTATACGAAATAGAAGCACTATAAATAATTCCATATAATGGAGTGAATATGACACTAGATGAATTGCAAGCAGAAGCTGCAAAAGACTTAAAAGTAAATGATGAACACCTTGATACAGAATCCCTTAAAAATCAAGAAATAAAATCAAAGTATTTAAATCACAAAGCAAAGTTTGAATTACTATTGTGGAAAGCAAAAGGTGATTACAAACGATTGTATCGTGATAAATGGGAATACTATGGTGGTAAGGCTGATGCAAAAATATATGCAACTAAACCTTTTGACCTTAAAGTTCTCAAAACAGATTTAAGTGTTTACATTGAATCAGATGAAGATATTATAAACGCAGAAAATAAGATAGCATACTTACAGACAGTTGTCAAGTATATTGATGGTGTTATTAAATCTATTGACAATCGTGGTTGGGATATATCTCATGCTATTAAATGGAAACAATTTGAAGCAGGAATGATGTAATGAAAGAATGGATTGGTTATTATAAAAAGGTAGTTCCCAATAAAGTATCTCAAAATATTATGAATGATAACTGGGAATGGAAACCTTCAACGTATTCAACACATGATGGGTTATCACCAAATAGTAAAAATAGAGTTGTAATGGACGATTGTTGGGTTACAGAAAAAATGATATATTGGCAACCTTTGCTTAATATTACAAAAGAGGTTGTTAAATTATACAAAGAAAAACACCCATACATGAAGTATTACAATCCAAATAGAACCACAGATTTTAGACTAAACAAATATAGTAAAGGTGGCTTGATGACAGAACACGCAGATAATATTCATCATAGTCATGGTCAGCAATATGGTTATCCATCAACATCAGTACTATATTTTTTAAATGATGATTATGAAGATGGTGAAATAGTTATTTCAGATGTTATGTATAAGCCAGAAAAAAACTCTGCTATTATATTTCCATCAAACTTTATGTTTCCACATTATGTTAATAAAGTTGGAAAAGGAACAAGGTACAGTATTGTGACTTGGGTTATGTAATGCAAATATCAAAAGTAAACGAAGTATATTTAAAGATTGAAGCTGATAATAGTATAGAAAGAGAGTTATCAGATTTTTTTACTTTTGATGTTCCTGGCCACAGGTTTATGCCAGCATATCGTAATAAGATGTGGGACGGTAAAATAAGATTATTCTCACCAGCAACTGGGAGAATATATGTAGGGTTATTACCATACATTAAAGATTTTTGTTATAAAAACAGTATCGAATATATAATAGATGAAGGAGTAGAAGATGTTCGTAAGATTTCCAAAGAAATTATTTCAGGATATGTCAGAGCTATTAGACCAAAAAGTAAGGGTAAGTCACTTAAAGTTCGTGATTATCAATTTGAAGCTATCAGGTATGCTATTGAGTCACATCGGGCTCTTCTTGTTTCTCCTACAGCTTCAGGCAAGTCATTAATTATTTACATCTTAGTTCGTTATTATCAACAAATGAAACTAAGAACTTTGATACTTGTACCAACCACATCATTAGTTGAACAAATGTATTCAGACTTTGAGGATTATGGTTGGAGTTCTAATATGTATTGTCAAAAGATATATCAAGGATATACAACAAAGATTACAAAAGACGTTGTAATATCTACATGGCAATCTATTTATAAGATGCCTAAAAAATACTTTGAAAAGTTTGGTTGTGTTATTGGAGATGAAGCACATATGTTTAAAGCTAAATCTCTCACAGGTATTATGACAAAACTACATNTGTGTAAATATAGNTTTGGATTGACAGGTACATTAGACGGTACGCAGACGCATAGATTAGTTCTAGAGGGTTTGTTTGGTACTGTTGAGAGAGTAACNACAACAAANAANTTGATGGAAAGTAATCATCTAGCACAATTAAATATAGAATGTATTGTATTAAAACATGCAGAAGAAGAGTGTAAAAATGTAAAGGGGTTCAACTATGCAGAAGAAATCAATTATTTGGTATTACAGCCTACTAGGAACAATTTTATTACTAACTTATGTAGTAACCTAAAAGGAAATACATTATGTTTATTTCAACTGGTAGAGAAACATGGAGCTGTTCTTTATCAAATGATGAAAGACTTTGATAGAAAAGTATTCTTTGTACATGGTGGTACAGATACTAAAACAAGAGAAGATATAAGACAAATAGTGGAGAAAGAAAAAGATGCTATCATCATTGCCTCATATGGTACGTTTAGTACTGGTATTAATATTAGGAACATTAACAATGTCGTGTTCTCTTCACCCTCCAAAAGTAGGATACGAGTACTCCAATCAATCGGGCGTGGACTCCGTAGGAGTGAAACTAAGCATTCCATTCGACTGTTCGATTTGTCAGATGATTTATCGGTCAAAGAACATCAGAACTTCACCCTCAGACACTTCCATGCAAGACTAAATATATATAATCAAGAAGAATTTAATTATAAAATAAACAAGGTAAACATATGAGTAACTTTCAAGTTTTTAAATTATCTAATGGTGATGATGTTATTTGCAATCTTGTAGAAACAAAAGATAATTCATTTAAAATAACTTCACCTTTAAAAATGGACACTGTAAATAGAATAACAAAGAAAGGTGTTTCTGAGTCATTAGCTTTGACAAGATGGATACAACCTTACTCAGACCAAGAGTATTACTTTGTACAAAAAAGTAATGTTGTTCTTATGGCTGAAGCATCTGTTGGACTTATAAGATATTATCAGTATGTTTTAAGAAGTTTAGATAGAGTGCTTGTTAAAGAAAAATTTAATCCAACTGAAATAAGTGAAGAAGAATATTTAAACGCATTAGAATTAAAGAAAGCTTTAGATGAAGAAAAGAAAAAACCTNTTGTAGATGAAGATGTAAATTTAAATGAAGAAGAACTTATAGATGAAGATTTATTATTAGATATACTAAATCCTAAGAAGACTATACATTAGTATATTATTTGAAGAATCTACATAGATTATTATACACGATTT